ATTGATTGTAAGTTCTGACCAAGTATGCTTACCAGCAAGATATAATCTTGAGTTGTAAACGTTCAATGGAATTTCATCGAAAGTTATTTGAGGTCTTGTGCAGTCCATGACTTGTTTAGTTAATGATAAACCACCTAGTGTATCGACGCCAAAGTTTAAAAAGTCAACTCTGAAACGATATTGTAGTTTAGGCATTAACAAGCCTTGGTTTACAGTTGACTGATCGCTACCTAGGGTACCGTCTAGTCTAACTGACATGTTGTTTAGTGATACTGCTGCCATTGTTTTAAATCTCCGTATACTTATTTATCTTTTGATATCATGTGCCCTTTCGGGCACATGTTTATCTTTTATTATAGCTGTCCTGCCTGGTTGTTAGTACCACCCAACTCACCTGTGTTCAAGATACGAACTGGGATGTAGATGAATTCAGCAGCTTTCACTGGCTCAATTGCTACGTCGATCCACAATTCATTTCTATCGATACGCTCTGGTGTGTTGTTTGATTCGTCACATACAACTAAGTAATCGTAAATACCGCGTTTTGCTATCAAATCAAGCATTAGTGATTCTACGACACCGGCAATTTCTTTTCTAGTTGTTGCATCATTTGGTTCGAATACGAACGGACGTGCAGCAATAGTCAATTGACGACGAATGTAAGCAACAAGTCTTGCTACGTTTGTACGATCAAGTGCGCTAGTTGATAGTGAACCTGACTGTGCAAAGCAACTCTTATTACCATAGTTTAATAAACCGCTACCAGTAAAGAATACTAGTGGGTTGATGTTGTTTTCATATAGTGTGTCTCTGATACCAAGATTTGTTTTTGTTGGTATGAACTCACCAGTACTTCTATCAACATAACCAATGTTTGTAGCGTTGTCGATTAGACCACGACGAGTACCTGCTGCTGCTAACCAAGGATAAGCAATTGCGTCATTACGCAAGAATGTGCTTAACATCATGTGACTTGGTGGAACAGCAACTAAGTTGCCATTTAGGTCTGATGACAATCCACTTGGATAGAACAGTGCCATATATTGACTACGGAACACTAGACCATCATCGCCTGACTGTAGAACATTTGAACTACCTGCTTGTGCCCATGCAGCAATTGCTGTTGCATCTGTTGGTAATCCCATTGGTGTGTCACCAACGATATATGCTGTAAAGTCTCTTTCAGCGTTAACTTGACCCATAGTCTGTGTCAATTCAACATAGTTAGGGCAAGCCATCAAGTTGAAGTAATTATCTTCATCACGTACTGATTGGTTGCTGACTAATGATGCTCTTAATGCTGAGACGACGATAGCACGTTGTGCCTGACGACCCATGTAAGGTGCACCATTTGCTTTATTACCAGACTGTGTTACCCATGTACTCTTCTCAGCTGGATATGGGCCAGAATCTGGGAAGTTAGTTGCAGATAGATAATTTACTTTCCAAGCCTTAACATTGTATCCTGAACGGCGTGTGTTGAACAACAACATACCTACTGGATATAATGACTGTTCTGGAGCATCAATATCAAGATAGTTGCTTGATAGTAATGATACTATGCTTGGAAGTGGATCATCTGCTGGGTTTGTTGTGCCGTTAGTTGCCCAACGTGCATCAGCAAACAAGATACCATCTGGACTTGTCTGATTTGTGTTATCTAGTAGTACCCACTGATCACTACCGTTGACACTCTGCCAACGATTTACTAGTGGATAATTTTCTAGATCACTTGTGTCGATCCATAGATCACCATAAACTAGTGGTGTTCCATCGCTTTGTGTCTCAGGAGCACTTGAACTGATGATTGGACCGTTTGGATCAGTTAGACCTGGTGTAGCTGTTGGGCTTGGGAAACCGTTACTATCATAACCTTGGTTTAGATAGCCTTTCCATGCACCATTATAATTAATCATAATGTCAACTTGATCTACTGCACTGTAATACCAGTAAGTATCATTTGCAGGAGTTGCTACTGGAGCACCTTCATTTGCATCATAAGTGAATTTTACCCAGTTACTTAACTGTGTAAACCAAGTAGTATTGCAGCTACCTGATATTAATGTTGCACCTGTTACTGCACCAGCATTAACTTTTGTAATGTATACTATTAGATCATTTGCTGGTGATGAACCACCGAGGCTTGTGCCTGGGAAAGTTACATAATCACCAACTTCATAGTCATCACCACCTGCAATAATGTTGAATATGTAACGTTGATCAGTTGGGATAACGTTTAATGCTAATCCTGTACCTATACCTGTAGTGCCTGATTGTAGAACACTTAGGAATACTGGACTTGGATTGAAGCTATACTTGACACCATTTGTTATATTAGGAACAAATCCTGCAGTAGCTAATACACCGTTTGATGTTCCAGTTACTGCATCGTTAATCAATATTACACCACCTTCAGTGTGTGTCAATACGATTGCACCGCTTGGTGATACTGAAGCAGTTGTGTATGGAATATTTGCTAACTGCCATGCTTCAACGAAATCAGTAGCATCAGTATTGTCTGCTAGTGATACGCCATAGCCAGTTGATAGTGAGCTTGATCCTGGGACAGAAACATATACGTTCATTGCATATGGACCTGCGTTAAACTGTGGATTTGTATTTGTACCGGTTACAACTGTTGGACCAGTAGCTAATCTCTTCCACAAGTAAACAGGAGCCTCACCAGATGTTGATCCTGAGTTATTCCAGTTATACTGTGCATATACAGTGTTTGCAGGGATAGCTTGACCACCAGTTGAATCTAGTGATGCTATTGCAGCCCAGTCACTTACAGATAGTGCTACATTCTTTGGTACCCAATCTGCAACTGTTGAGCTATATTGTGATACTGCTGGTACTAGACCATTACCCTGTGAACCAACCTTGATCCATATTGCACCTGTTGGGTTAGGATATTGCTGACCTGCTTGCCATAGTGGCTGCTGTGCTGATGTACCATAACGAACATGAGGCTGATAATAAGTACCAGCTGGAATGCCTAGATCAGTTAGTACAGTACCTGTACCTGCGGTCACTGCAATTCCATTTTGTGGATAATGTGGCATTACTGTGCAGAATAATTCTAGTCTGCCTGCTGCGTTTTCAGCAGCACCTAATCCTGCCCAACCTAGTGTATTAATTATGTTTACTATACCACCTACTGTGTTGTTTGGTGCAGCTGGTACGGTGATAGTTACATCTTGATTATTACCTAGACTTAATGTGAATGTATTGCCTGCTACTAAAACAGGATTGCTGTTTGTACCAACAACTGCTGGAACACTTGCTAACCAATCACCTTCTCCAATTGAAACCCATACATTGTCCGCAGTCTTATAGAAGAACTGCTGAGAATCTGCGTCCCAGGGTGGAGCATATGTTTGTGGGCCTTGTACTGGAGTACCGTCATCTTCTGATGCGATAACAACAGCATAATCACCTACGTTACCTATGCTTGATAATGGAAGATTGTTTGATATCAATGAAGGGTTTGTAATTACAATAGGATCTTGTAAATTAAATGTCTGAGTGGTTGCATTCCATTCATAGATACCCCATGTTGATGTTGAGACATCTTGCCACCAAGTACCATTTGCTGGAGCACCTACTGGACGACCTGCTGAACCTTGTAGTTCTGCTAAGTCTACGTCTGCTCTTAGAATGTATGCTGAATTAGTTGCACCTAAAGCGTAATATGCTGCAAGTAAACCGTATTCGTTTAGTTCGCCGCCCTGTATAGGATTGCCTGAACTGTCTGTTTGGAAGTATGGATTGCCGAAAAGACTTACTAAGTCTCTTTGGCTAGTTACACGATACAATTTACCAGCGTTTGCTGCTGTAGTACCTTGTGCTACGCCTGTTCCGTTTGGATTTGCCTTGTCCTGCTGTGTAGCGATAAGAACGAAGGGAACTGAATTTTGGGCTGCAGGTAGATATTGACTTTGATCAATTATTGTAACTTGCACGCCAGGTGATACTAAATCTGCCATTGTTTTATTTCCTATGTTGTAATATTTTGAGGGTTACACCCCTGATTGCTTAATAGTATTTATATAATATGATAAAAAAGTGACGGTTATCATACCTTCGAAGGTTTTCATAATAAATATACGTATGGCTTTGTCAAGACCCTTATGTAAAGCATGTAATAAGCGTCATGCTGCTGTTAACTACATTAAAAATGGAGTTAAACATTATAGATCACGTTGTGATGAGTGCGGGGCAAAAAAGAAAAAGCAGCGTCCTAGAACACCCAATTGGGAAAAAGCAGGGTACAAAAAGAAAACAGTTTGTGATAACTGTGGCTTTAAAAGCCTATACCCAACACAGTTAATTGTGTATTATGTAGACGGTGACCTAGAAAATAATCAAAATACAAACCTTCGTACAGTATGTTTAAACTGTACGGAAGTTATTAAAAAGAAAGATATTAACTGGAAGCGCGGTGACTTAACAATTGATTATTGAGTCGATCTTACGATGTAACTCGTCTACTGTGCCGCTGTTATCAACATAGTAATCATAATCAAGACCAACACTGCTGTATTCACTAGCATGTACATTATGCTCCTGTAAAGTTATCAGACCGTCTTTATTACCAAAATTATAAGCAACCGCAGCATCATACCAGGGAGGATTGTCACCCCTAGTTACTCTAATAGTCAACCCTCCCATTCTTTTGATAGATTTCAATTCATTGGGGAATCTGCAATCGCTGAGTACAATGTTGTCCTTTGTAGTACGTAATTGATTTTCAATACTAGCGATCCAAATATCATCATGGAACGCTCTGCGTCCTACTTCTGTACCCCATTGCTGAAGTACTAAACGAGGTGTAAGGTTAGGTATGTCTAGCCTTTCTGCCCACCAGGGGTCAATAGTATCACGCCATTGACGGCTATACTTTGTTGTACCCTCAAGCAAATCACGATCCCAACCAAAGATACTTGCTACAGCATCTTTAAGTGGTCCGGCGTAACTCATACGCTTGAACCCCTTGAATGTAATAAGATAGTCGGCAATAGTATCTTTGCCGCTGCCTATAAAGCCTGCAATTCCTACGATCATTGTGTAATTATATAAGATGTTTAAACTAAAATCAACCCTGAATCCACGTTAATGGCTGACTATAATCTTGATATTTTCTCAAATCATCAAGCATTCTTTCCATTTCAGCCTTTCCTTCAGATTTCATAGCAGTACCATTTAGTGAAGTACCACCGCCTGGACCAGCGATTGAACCATATTTTTCACGGGCTTCACCAATAATAATTTTTAGTTGTGCTAAAATAAAATCAGCTATCCAAACTCCTGCGCCCGGGTCTTGTAATAGTTCTAGTTCTGGACGTTGAATATCTGCCCATATCAATACACGCTCACCTGTGCCCTTGAAGTCACGCACAGTACGTAACACTTTAGTCACAGGATTGAATGTATATGTGACATAACCACCGAACATACGTGCGGCTAATTCAACATAGCCTGCATAGAAATCATATGTTGCCATGCCACCTGTATAGTTATAATTCAAGAGATAGGTGTTTAGGATAGCACTACTGAATGGATCAAAACTTGTGCTTGAAGGACCTGTCTCTAATCCTACTGTTCTACGAAATATGCTACGAACATTTATAAACTCACTAGGTAATGTATAAGTGTCTATGTTTTTAATAACAGTCATCAACGTATAACTTTCTATAGTTGCATTTTGCGCACGTTGACGATATGTTTTTATAGCATAATCATATGCTGCCTCATAGTGTTGAGGATCTAACTCAAGATCGATTATATCACCACCTAAACGTAGTCTACAATTGTTAAACAATTGTTCTTTAAGTTCAAGTAAGTTGGCGTTTGTAGGTGTTGATAGTGGATCAGCAGACATGTTATATTCCGATATATCTAACTATTTATCGGAATTACAGGTCACCTTGCTTACGATTTTCGCTATAATAAACATCAAACTTGCCGCCCGGATAACGTGCTTCAAGTTTCTTTACGTTCTCTGCGATTACATCATTTGGATTTAGACCTAGAGAGCGGCAAGCATTGATCCAATACCACATGATATCACCCAATTCACGCTTCATATGAAAGTGTGCTTCTTCATTAAGTGGCTTGCCCTGAAACACAATTTTCTTTACAATCTCTTGAAACTCGCCGGTCTCGCTACCGAGACCAATAGCACCGCAGAGCAATAGCGGCACATTGATATCCGGACCATGAACATACTCACCATCTGGACCATATGACTCATAATTAGCGTCGATACGATCAAGACGATTCATAAACTCAGTAAGGTCTTGACTAGGCTTGCTAGTGACCGCTTCTACGA